CGGATAGTTCAAATCTACCTGCATAATTCCTAGCTCTCGATAGCCCGCCCCGTAAGATGTATTGTCAGGCTGGGCAAACATCACGGTCACGCTCTGGTACGCCGTAGAGGTCGCTGGCGGCGTGAAATCTACGTTCTCCCATGCGGTAGCAATGGATGGGCTTATCGCGGCTAGGGCGGTCTCTAAGGCGGCACGAATTGACACTGTACTCATCCTATTACGCTCCTAACGATCATGGGCATTTCAAGTTCTACCAACCCTACAACGCCTTGCGGTGCTTGCTTGGACCATCCGGATTCTATGCGCTCTGCGTATGGGGTGTTATTAACTAGCCAATGCACCCCGCCTGTATTTGTCGGCAATCCGCTCATTGTTCTAGCGACCGCGCTATTATCGACACCTTCCAAGATAGACGATGGAACAGAATTAAACCCATACTGCCAATTGTGCCTAAAGTGTCCGCCAACATATCCAGCGGGGGGCGGCGACTGCCAATAACTTGCATCACCAACTGGCGAACGTGAAATAAGCCTGTTTGCTATTTCAATCACAACGCCGCGCACAATCTTATTCGTTTTCTCTGGCGCTTCCTTGTGGCAGAACTTGCTTAGATCAGCAGAAAAGCTCACGATACCCTCAGATGCAATTCAAACATTACAGTTGTGGCCGATGGCTTTAACTCCATCACGGATAGAACAGAGTATTCTATGCTCTGCACTATGTAACGGTCAGTCAGCGCAGCATCTCCCGCGCCGTCAAGCAGTAACTTTTTGTCTCCAACTTGAATCAGGTTGCCAGAGACGTACTGCTCGCCCTTGTTGCTGTAATCAAGCAAGACGCCGATGCGGCTGGTGTCTGCGGTAGTCTGTGCGCTTGCGCCCGTTGCTGGATTGTAAGCGCCAGCCGTGTACGTCCTGCGCGTTACCGTCTGCCCGAATTGCGTAAGCAGTTTGGTTGCTGTTGCTTGTGACTTGGCGTAGTTGAAACTCAACGTCGCACCACTTTCATCTGAATTGATGAGCCGCCATTTGCAAATAGTGACGCAAGGCTTGAGTCAACTGCCGTGTACCTCGTCGCTTGCCCGCTGTACTTGTCATACGTTACCGACAACGGCCCTACAGTCTCGCTGGTGACGTTTTGGCCTTGATCTGATAGTAGAGTAGCTGTCGCAGCCTTTAGCGCCAATTCAGCGCAAGCGTTGGCGACAAGAGTAGGCACCGTGTCGTTGTCGTAGTATGTCGAGATATAATCAACATCGTCCATCGGCACCCAAGAGCGGGGCCATGATAGAGATTGTGTTGATGTAACGCGGTAGCCAGCCCATCGGTTACGATAAGCCTGCTCCATATAATCGGCGGCGCGAATTAGCGCCTGCTCGCGGATAGTGTCAGAGGCTAAAGCAGCCCATGCGGAGTTTCCACGCGATGCGTGATATGTTGTGGCGTCTGCAACGCTTGTGAACGAGTTGGCGTCAGACTTTCCCGTTCCATCTTCTACTACTATCGTCATAATCGCCTCTGTCCGCTATTGCTTTCTCTACCGACCAGCCTCGCTCAAAGATTCGTTTGCGAAGAAGGGCTTTGGGTATACCGGTCATTGCGTGCAACTCGGCTATGGATAATGACTTACCATCAAGCGTGACAAGTCTTAATGGCTTTGGATTTGTTGCTTTCTTTGGCGCTTTCTTGTGTCCTGCCCATCTTGCCTTCTGTGCGTTTCGCATATTCTCTACGCGGTCATTTACCGGCTCGGTAACTGCTCGCTCTGCGTTCCAGCCCAAGACATTCACTCTTTCGCTCAGGGTGCCGATTCCGATGCCTGTTTGCTTAGACCAGTCTGTTAGCGATTGGGTAATTCCGTTATGGGTTAGCATGTGGCCAGTTCTACGGTTGTTTGCGTTGTCTGCGCGTGTAACCCACCTACAGTTTGAAGGCTCGTAGTTGCCATCGTTATCGCGCCTGTCTATTTCAAGACCTTCGATGTAGGATGGCGCCATATCCTCAACAAAGTTTTCTACTTGGTGCCAGCGGTCACAAACTGTGATTCCTCTGCCGCCGTAATCTTTGTATGAATTATCGCCCTCGTTGTAGCACCTGCTCATCATGTGCCGCCATCTGCCGTACTGCCCAGATGCGGTCATCCCGTGCGTTGTCGAGCGCTCCCTTTGGATGCACCCGCACGATTCAACCTTTCCCATTACCAAGCTGTCTGACCGAACAGCCTTGGCTTGACTTCCACAACTACATTTACAAACTGCAAAATATCTATAAGTGCCGGGAACCTGACCAACCGCCAAAACTGACAGCCTTCCGAAAACATCCCCAACACTTATAGTTTTTGCTTTTGTTTCTACAAGATTGAATTTTTTAAGCATAAAGCCTCCTATTAAAGAGGCTCTATTTTAACCAATGACAGTTTTCTTGTCAAGGTTAACGCTTATGCTATCCCAGCAATAGGGCGCAATGCTCTGGCTTGATGACTTTTACGCCCCAAGCAAGTGCAAGTTCGTAGCGAACTTTGCGATAGCCGGGATAAACCGCCACTTCAAAGGTCAAGCCGGAGCGTGGGTCGGTGATGGTAGAGACATCAATCGCCATATCACCTTCGCTTGGACGCTCTGGTAGGCGAGTTGCCAGCACGATAGCAGAGCGGTTGAACGCCATGTTACGAGCAGCAGCAGCGACAACAGTGATGGCGCGAGTAGCAACGCCCTGAGCAACACGAAGGCCGGGAGCGGCTAGTGTGATTGTGTCACCGCTTGCAGGGTTAGCGCCCGCAAAAGTCGCAGAGGTCACGACATACTGATTCGTGTCGTTTGCGAAAGTGATTACGTCACCCGCAACAATCAAGCCTGTGCCAGCAGTAGCCAACGGGATTACCGTTTGACCAACTGTGAATGCCGCGCTTGTGCTTGTGGCGCTTGCAGCGGTGCCAGCAGTGCTAGTGTTGATCTGTGCAGACTCGCGCAAATCCATGCCAGCAGTTGACAAGAAAACGCCTTGGCGCATGATGCTTGCATCGTTGGTTACAGAGTAGTTACCCTGTAGACCGAGGAACTTAGCGCCAGCAGCAGTGTTCATCACTAGATGGTTGTCGCTTGCAGGTGCGCCGTTATCCTTGAGGATTTTCAGAGCGTTTGTTGCATCGGTGAAGTTGCCAGCGGTGCCGAAAGGAGTAGTTGCAGCAGCACCAGTGGCGCGGCTAAACTGCTTCTGAAGAACGGCAAGGTCTGTTTCAACTTCGTTGACTGCGGCCCGCATAGCCTGTTGGATTTGCGAGTTGCGAATGTCAGGGTAGCCGGGGCCGGAGTTGACGCCACGCTGCTCCTCACCGTCCCATGAGAACGGGAAGGCGCGATACTTGTCAATCACGATTGAGGAACTGCCGATAGTCTGATCTGACTCGGCTGGAACTGCCATCGCAGGCGTAATGTCGCCGCCAGCGGTGTTAGCTGGAGCGATAGGGACGTAAACGGTTTGATTCTTTGCAACACGATCAACTCGCGAGTCCATCGTGACTGAGGGTATAAGACCTGTCAGTTCGCGTGAGACTACATCCAGTGAGGCGTATAGATTTGGCAATAGATTGGTAAGCGTATTCGTGGACATAAATGTCACCTATTCAGTAATTAGATAAGAGGTTTTAGTTCCTATCGGCTCAACCGAACGGATGCAGCAACTCAGTCGCTGTTCAATCAACTCCCGCAGTATAACAAAGCCACGGGAGCTTGAAAAGGCCTATTCGTTTGTCAGAGTCCCGCCCTTCTTGCCAAACTCTGACTTAGCGCCCGGTGACAGCGCCTCGAAAGCGGAGCGAGACATCTTCATGCTGTCGCCGCCCTTGCCGCCGCCGCCTTGTGCGCCACCGCCAGAGCTATTCGGCGCAGAGACGAAGTGCTTTCCCTCATCACCAGCGGCCCATTCTTTGACAGCATCGGCTAGGTCTTTGTCGCCAATTCTAGCCACTCGTTTGTCGCCATCGGCAACAATGGAGGCGCTACCCTTGAGCATTGCTTGCGCTGCTTTCAGGAATTGCGGGTTGGTAATTCCGGCCTTGGAAAGTTCAGCGGTCAGCCCGTTCTCGATTAGCAGGTTTTGCGTAAAGCCAGTTTCCTGCTCCAGCGCCTTTGCCGCATCCTCTGCCGCTTTCTGGAATCCTTTACCGTCCTTGGTCAGCTTGGCATTATCAGCCTTGAGCGCGTCAATCTGCGCCTCTAGCTTTTCCATGTCAGCCGGGTCGATTGCCTTGCCGACTTTCAGCTTGCGAACCTCGGAAATTAACTCTGAATTCTTGTCCTTCAATCCGCTGATGACTTCGTCGATGTATTCTTGTAGCTCAGGTGTAATATCAGGCTTTGCCATAGTGTTGCGCCTCCAGCGCGGGTTTGAGTCTTAGACTCTTATTGGTACTTCGCTTGCAGTTGTTTAACCGACAAAGGAGAACCCCTGCCGTTTACTACATCGGAAAGGGTAATCTTGCCGCTCTGATATAACTCGGCGCGACCCTTGCCCAATATCTCGATCTGCTTGGACTTCGGTTGACGCTCTAGCCAATCAGAGAATGTTGTCTTGGCCGATACTGGCCCGCCCGCCGTTGCTCTGCCGCCGCCCGGCTCACCAGTTGTCACTCTGCCCAGCAGCAAGCAGCGGCAATTGATGTGTTTGGGGTACGATGGGAAGGGTAGGCTGTGACCGATTGGCGCCCCGTCCTTCTCCCACTCAAGGCCATCCAATGGCGCACAAATCATGCAAGTATGCGTGTCTAGCGTAGCCAATGCGCGGTATCGCTTTATAATGTCATCGTTGGCCTCATATACGGCCATTCTCGCCTCGTTAGCGACCGTTGAGACAGAGGTGTGAACCAATGCCCTAGCTCCCGCTTGTGTCGTATCTAGCACAGTTAGAACGCGTTGCGTGATTTGTCCAATCGTCTCTGATGCGGCGATACCTTGGCGCACTTCCTGTGAGAACTTGAAGACAGCGTCAGCGGATTGTTTAGCCCACCAATCGCGTGACGGCGCACCGAGTATCATGGCGCTGGTCACGGCGCGTTCGATCACGGCGGCAGATGGTAGGACGGCAGAGACGCCTAATGAGACAGTAGAGGCTTGTGCGGCGACCTTCGCTATTCCCATCGAGGCTTCTTGTGATACCGCTGCCGCTTGCCCGTAATACTGAGCCATCGTGCGTTTAATCTGTACAAGCTGGCTCTCAATTCGATTCTTGCGCCATGCGGTGTAATTAGCCCCCGCAATCTCAGCCAATAGCTCGCGCTGTAGCTTCTTGAGTACAGCGATAACGTCAGCCTGCGCCGATACAGCCACTCGCTGAATGTCTAGCTGTAGCTCGATTGCCTTATCTATTGCAACGGTCATATTGACGCCATAATAAACATGATTGCGAGTTGATTATTCCTGCGTATCTTTCCCAGCCTTACGGCCTCAATCTCCTGCGCCCTGACCAGCGGCCTTGCAATCTCAGCGCCCACCATCCCGGCGATTGATTCTTCTACCGCTCTTTGCATCGCCTCAAGCGTTATCGGTGCAATCTCGGGTATCAGTTCCCGTATCACCTCAACCGCTATTAGCTGCGGGGTTTCTGGCTCAATTACCGCCTCAATCTGCGCGGGTATTATATCACTTTCTGGAGGTGTAAATGCGCGCGTAGATACCTTATCCGCAGCGGCCAGATTCCTGTCTCGCCTAACTCGCCAACCATTCTTCCAAACGCGATTGCTTACGCTTAAAAGATTGTTAAGCAGTAAAGGCAGCAGCATTTACTGATCTTCCCGTGTGTTAAGCGACGCGTTGACGTAACTCGCGGTGCCTACGTTGGACTTGCCGCACACTGAAATCCACTCGCCCGGTTGCAGTGTTGGGATGTCATCGAAAGCAATGCTCTGCTCTCCAATTGTGCTAATAGGCATAGAGTAAATAATTTGAGCGTTGTCTGTAATCGTGACCGTTGTAGCTGATGTGTCATAAGCAGTGGACGATATGGAGGAATAGTCGGCAAAGTCAGGATTGCCGGCAAGTTCCCCGTTTTTTATAAGGTAGATCGTGCAAGGAGTCGTATTGTCTTTAACTGAACCCGCCAGAGAGAGTAAATTAACAACAACTTGGTTAGGGATGCCGCCATAAGTCAGCTTATTAAGGACTGTAAGGAAAGCGTAATATGCACCGCTTGCAATCCCGGCAGACTGCTTGGTATATGTGAACCTATTCCCCCGCAGTGCAGATTCACCTTCAATGAATCCCGCGTAAGACCCCACATGAACTGACAGATCAGTGGTCGAGCCAGCAGAGTAAACCGCAGCAGTAAAAGGGAATGACGGGTTACGGAATGTTGTCGCAGTCAGAGCATTCGGCAGCAACATTGTGTGGACGTTTACAAAGTCTGGCCCGCCTCCACCGTCTGCCGTTTCAACTTCGAAAGTAATCGCACCGAAGCCAAGGTACTGAATCCCGATCTGGAACACGTTCCCTTTAGTCCAATCAGCAGTAACGCCAGATGCGCCCGCTCCGTCCATCTTGTCGCCGTTCCACTCTGACTGAGGATAGAACGCTTCTGTTGATGCAGCCCCCGCTCTAGTTGATGCAATAGTTGCAGCAGCTCCCGTAGTGCCAGCGGCGAAAGAGAAAGTCCCCGCTTTAGCACCAGATGAATCGTTGACGAAAACTACTGTCGCGCCCTTTGGGTATGCCTTCCACCCGGCAAAAACGAACTGTGAAATCTCCCACACGGTTCGCTGGATGTTACTCGCAGCCGTTAGTGGCACAGTAAACGCAACGCTGTTCAGCGTGATCGTGCAGTCAGCAGCGGCAGTTGCCCCTGTGGTCACAGTCATGGCCTGAATGGCACGCTTGCCGCGATTAACGTATAGAATGCCAAACTCTGAGACTGCTCCCGCTATGTCTTTATAGCCGAAATAAACGCCATCTTCTGAGTGACCGAATCCTGCAATCTGATATGAGTACGCAACGGGCGCTGTATATCTGGCGGTGAATCTCCCGACTACGCCCTGTCCCGGCCTGTATCTCATTCGGCGGCGGCTTTGGATAAAAGCCTGCGAGTATAGCGTTGTCCCAGTTGAAACAATAAAGCTAGCATCGTCTGCCGTAGCTGTGCCGCTTAGTGAGGCTCCTGAAAGAGTTTGTCCTGCGTTTATTCCGTAGACGGCATCAGTCTGAAAAATAGGCACAAGTCGCTCTGTGTGTATTGACCCAAACGGTAGTCGCGGTGAACGCAGCGCAACTTCCAGATGCCCGTTACCGTCAATGCCGACATTTTTATACTGGTCGCCACCCGTCTTGCCTACAAGAATGTTTCTCCCTAGGTTTGCAGACATTGTGGGTGAGATGAAAGAATTTAGCCCAAGCACCTGACCCGAGAGGGCTGTAGTGAGAAACTTGGTGTCGAAGTAGAACTGAGCCTGCCCTGCCTCATCTGCCGTGAACTGATACTCAACGTATGGTGTGAAGGCTGGAGCAGAAAATGTCTGATACCCGCTACCGCCGACATAAGGGACAGTCAAAGTTCGCAGTACAGTTGCACCGCCAGAATCCTCGCAGAATTCTATCGTCACCGTCCCGTTTACGTCAGACAGGATGTTGGTCTGGACTTGCGTGTAACCGATCAGGCTTAAAACGCCAGAGGAGTAAGTGGCGCCGTTTGCAAGAGCCGCTGATGTGCTGAAAGCGATCCTGGGGTACTGAACAGCGGTGCCGAGGTCTGAGACTAGGGCTGTACTCTTTGGGAATGAGTCGATCATAGTCTTTCCCCAGTAATCTCGCCGTAGGCTGTGAAGGTCAGGCCATTTGCAGTAGAGGTTTTAACAGCAATATTCCCTGCGGCCTTATACCCGTATAGCTTACCCTCGTAGTGAAGGGTCTGATTAGCTATCATAGGGACTGACTCAAGGATTGCTGTAGTCGCATCGTATGTCGACCCATCTTCATCGTGGTAGATGGATGCGGAGACAGTAGACCCAGTGGTATTCGTGATGATGATGTTATAGATGGTGTACGGCCTGTTCTCCGTAGGATTGAACAAGACCTCTGCGCTTGTAGAGCTTGGGCGTAGTTGAGCGAGTTGTCGTATCATTCTTCATCCTGCTCGTAGACTTCACCGACCTGCTGGACTGTTGTTTCGCCAGCGGTAGTGACATTGATGTTAATCATCGGCCTATCGCCCAGCTTGTTCTTATCGTAGTGGCTCATGGGTGCCATTCTGTCCATGATTAGCTTCCACGCCGCTGCCTGGTTCTTGCTCTCGTCATCACAGGCTGCGCTCACGATGGAGTCGATTACCCTGTCGATACGGTTTGCGTCTAGGAGTCTCTCTTCCAGCTTCTTGATAGCGGTACGCATACCCTTTGGGCGCCCCTTAGCGAGTTTCTTCTGATCCTCCCACTGTTCGCGGGTCATCAGTCGATTCTCTTTCCGTGGGCGACCTCTTGGGCGCTTTACTTCTTCGGAGGTGGGCATTCCTTCTCCTTCTTCTTGAATATCGCGTCCCATCGCTTCTTCTCTTCTTCAGCGGTTATCTGTCTGGGTCTGCGTTTTGAGCCTTTGCCGTTCACGTTATGCGACCACCTTTCTTGATAGTCTTGAGGTATTCGATTAGGGCTTGTTCTTCCTTACTCACTAATCGTTACTTCGCAGTTCTCGGTTGACAGGGTGATACTGCCAACCACCTCACCCTGAGTGCTTACCTGACAACCCTGAACTCCGCCGTAAAGCGGGACGGAGGCGTTGTACTCAGTGACCCTGACGTAGTTCTCGGCACTGGAGCTGATGTTGCTGTCGTTCAGCGTGCAGCCGACTAACAGGATCGTGAGGGGAAGTGCGATTAGAGTTTTCATGTGACCCCAACTGATATTTAAACTGATATGTCGAATAGCCGTTTCGTAGGTCGAAGATGCTTCATTTACCTGCCCAGTAAGCCTTATCTCCAAAGGAGACGACCATCTCATAGTATTTAAGAGCGCGTCTACGTCTTGGGATTCTAAGCATCGTGGCGGTGAAGCCTTTGGTGTTGTTAATCAGGATCATTAAGTTATTGAGAAACTCGATGTCTGCGA